GGCGTAAACGCCGTTGTCCGAAAGAAAAAGAATCTGATTGCCCACCTGCACAACCGACTTGCGGGCCAAGCAGCCCACTTCACGGGTAATCTCCTGCACCACAGTTGCGGCTAGGTCTCCACTGACGCCACGCACAAGGTGGATGGTATTCCGATTGAAGATTACGAGGTTGTCCTCGGTGAAAGGCTGGATAGCCACCACGAAGTCTGCGCCGCCCGACGCGATGCGGTAGTTGGCGTAAATTTGGTCGTAGGTGTTGGTATCTAGGATGTCGGACGCAATAATCTCGTCCGTAATCCCACGGTTTGTAATCGTTGGGGAGCCAGAGCTTCCAGCCATCGTGTACAGGTACGGCATCCACAGACGCCGCTGGTGGTAAATGGCAAACGGCGGGGCAGGCATGTGGCTAAACCCGGTGCCCGTGGAAATCCTGCGGCTGTAAACCACCTTATGCGCCCCAAGGTCGGTAACGGCAGCAAAGAAGGTGAAGCTGTTTGCGTTTGGAACCGTAGCAACAACATACCCAACGGTGTTCTCCACCAATGAAGAAGACCCCTTGTCAATGACGTAAACACGCTCTCCAACAGTAACCCCGTGTGCCGTCTCACTGACGGTTACGAGACCGTCTGAAATGACGGTATTGTTGTTTGCATCCAAATACGCGGGTTGCGCGTATGCGCCGTTTTCCACTAGGACAAAGGCGGGGGTTCCAGTAAGAACCCCGTTCCATTGCAAGGCAGTTAACCCATCCCGGAAGATAAAAACCTTATCAAACGCCTGAAGCATCCCAACGTCAGCCGAAATGCTTACGCCAGCGGGGTAGTCAATTTCAGTTTCTGATCCATCGGACAACTTGATTGCGTAAGCAAACCCGTTTGTAGCAATGACGATGTACTCCGTGTTATTCGTGTTTGGATCGGAAAAAAGGCATGAGCCATAAACAGCGTTTACAGCGTCATCCTCAAGACGGGGGGAGCCAACAACCGCTGTTCCGGCAATGCTGCCAGAAAGACCCACAACGGTAATTGTAATTTGGGTCGAGGTAACTACCGTAATCAGGCGGTTGCCGTTAACGGGGGGCGTAGATCCCGAAAGGCCGGAAATACGCGCAAGGGTTCCATCTACAAAAGGATGCGCGGTGGCAAAGTTGATAGTAACGACGCCTGCGGCTTCGCTATACGAGCTGGCCGTTGTATCGGCGTAAAGGTAAAACGGTAGGCGCAGCGCAGCCGTATTAGTCGTAATTGCCGTATCAAAATTGGTGATGCCCTTGCGCGGTTGCCATGCCCCACCAAGATCCATGCGCCCATTGGACGAGTACGCTATCTCTCCAGGCTGAAGCTGGTCTGGACGAAGCCGCGCATTTACGCGATTAAACGCGACATCCCCCTCGTCAACCATAACGTTGTCAAGGGAACCATAGTTGCTGTACCTCGGCATGTTTTTAGTATAGCCTAAGAATTAGCTTCACCGTGGCAGATTACCGATACCTTGCTGTTTTCTTGGCAATGGCTTTAGGTTGCGGAACAAACTGCTTACCAGCCTTCATTCCCTTGCGCTTGGCGCGGTTGGTTGCGCTCTTTTCGGCGGCAGTCATGGACTTCCACGCGGCGTCTGGGAGGTAGCGTTCGCCAGTTTTAAGGCTGGGTTTGCCCGAGTTGGTACGCCATGCCTGCCTAGACCAGTCTCGCAGGCTACGCTGTTGGGGTTTCATTTAGACGCTGTTGGGGTTTCATTTGGACGTAGTGTAGCCCCCGCCAGCCTTCTTGTACTTCATGGCTAGAAGCTGGGCCTTACGCGCCGACCATTGGCCGGGGCGACCGCCCTTTGATCCAGACTTGACGGCTTGGAACAGCCGCTTACGCATGGTAGGCTTCGTGTAAACGCCCGCCGAGTTGACGGTAGAGCGTTTCACTTGCACTTCTTGCGCTTGCCGCCATTCTCGTAGCGCATCTTCTGCTTAGCAGACTTGTAGTTTCCTTTGCCTTCAGTTTTACCGTATTTCATATTAACAGTTCCAAGCCTTTCGGCTCCAGTAGTTTGCGCTAAGTTTGTTGCTTGTTCCCTTAATCCCGCCAGATCTAGCGCAGTAACTTTTCTTGCGGGCAGGGATTGATTTCTTGATGGTCATGTTAGCATCACCAAACCGGACGACGCGCTCCTGACCCCCTTGGCAACCCTTCACCACAAACTTCTTGCCACCTTTAACGTCCCGTCTGGGGCTATTACAGGGCAATTTGCGGGGGTTTAGGGGCATGGTAGCGGTTTGAGGAGAAAACCTCTTAAAAGGGCTTTAATGGGCGTTTAAAGGGCAATGGGCGGGTTTAGGGCTCAATGTTGGTTCCTTACAAATTGGCGTCTTCTTCTGGTTCCTTGCTTTCCTTCTGCCGAATCCTGTCCAAGTTGTTGGCCTGCTTGATAATCCACCAGCAGGAGACCACGCTAACCGCCAAAGACGCTACAAGCGCGAAGATGTGCAGTACATCCGTAACCATCTGCATACTAGCAAGCGTCGTAGACCAGCTAAACAAATTAGCGGCAAAAATTTTCATTGGCTGTAAATTGTCGTTCATTTGGTAGAAACGGTCTTAGGCCGTGATCCAAACCACCATGTGAGCGCAGTCGCAGCGGTAAACACCAAATCGGACACTAGGGCGGCGCGGGTCACGGGGTCCAGATTACCACGAAACGCGAGAAGCGAAATGACGACAGCCAGTGCCCATGTTAGAGCTGGGCGCGTAAACCGGCGGAACGAATCAACCACCACGGCAAGATTTGCCGCCCAAGGTGCTGCCTGCGCCGGGATGCCCACGGAATCCTCGTTGGCCGACTGCTGTGAAGTCGTAAACGCCTTTAGCTCTTCCTCCTTGATCTTCAGCTCTGACAACGCCTTCGCCTTCAGGATGTCCACCTCGGTGTTCTTGCGGTGCGTGTAGCTCTCAAACCACTTGTCCCCAAAGCTCAGAACCTTTCCGAGAATCGTGCCGCCGAGTGCAGATGAAAGGAAGCCGAGCATATCAACCCTTGCGCGTCGTCAAATAACGCCAGCAGAAGTAGGGGAACCAAATGATCCACGGGATTTGCCGAATCTTCACTTTGCTGGCGATAACCTCCGGCTTGTCCGCATTCCAGCAGGTCACGCGGATGGGTGAGCCGTCCTCCGACACGCATGCCTTGATCAGCCCGCTCCGCGTCGGCTTGCGCCCCGGCGTCCAATAGTTGTCGAACTGACCCAGCTCAATCTCGGTCTGCTTCCCGCGTCCAATGGTGCAGCCAATGAACCGCCAGCCTTCGATAGACCCCTTGATCGTCGCAGCGGACACGCCTGCGCCTGACGCCAGCGAGCACGCCCGCCACTCGTAGTTCGACCCGCGCACCGCATCAACGCAGTTCTCTGTGCCAGCGGCGACTTCCTTGCCGGTAACGAGCACGTTCGTGCAGTCCGAAAACTTCAGGATGTCGTCGTAGTCCTGCGGATTCGGCGGATTCACAAAGCCCGACGTGTCGGGGTTGTCGCCGTAGTAGGATCGCCAGTTGGTGTCAGACATCAGAGTTCTGCGCTTAGGAGTGCCCATTTTCCGGTGCCGGTGTTGACCTTCAGCATATAGGTTTGTCCCGAGGTCAGTCCCGCCGCGACGGCCGCCTGAATGAACACAGAACCCGAGTCGGTGGTGAACCCTCCGTAAATACCGACAGAGGTGAGCGCGGCGGCAGAGCCGGATGTGTCGAGCGACAGGTCGGCAGTCGCGGAGACGGTAAGCGCGGGAACGATTCGCATGGTCACCGGAATGTGGACCGGCCCATATCCGCCAGTCGTCGCGTTTGCCAAAACGTATCCCGGCAGAATGCAGGCGTTGCCCGCATCGGATCGGAAGATTCGGGCGTACCGCTGACACAAAGAAAGTTCAAACCCGTACGGTCTGCGCTCAAACTCGGTCGCGGCGTTGCCGATTTCGAGCTGGACGCCGGTGAGATCGAAGGTCGCGGAAAGTGTAGAGATAACGCGAACAGCAGAAGTAGCGCCGATAAGGCCGGAAGCTGCCCACGCTCCAGCGGTACCTCGATAAGTTGAGCCAGAGCCGAGGTCAAAATATACGCGCAAACCGATGCCGCTATCAGTGAGCCACGTCCCGGTTGTATCTCCGGCAATGGCAATAGACTTTTGCTCCCATGTGTTCGCAACGGATATGGCGTATGTAAATGGATATCCACGGTTAAACGCACTATTAGAAAATGCACCAGAGAATGTCCCTGTTAGAGATGACCTTACCCAAAAAGAAATTGTGACGGTCTTCGCTGTTGCTGCCCCAAACTGAAAATCTTGCAAATTATTTCCCTCTATTTGGTGCCGGAAATTATAAACCGAACCCGCAGCCGGAGACGCGTCGGCTGTGGTCGTCGTGATTCGAGTAAAGTTGGTGAAGCCTGCTGGTGGTGTGCTTGTGCTTCGTTGCAGAGAAAACACGCCTGCCGCTGCTGTTCCCTGTCCGTTCCACCTATCAACACCATAAGGCTGTGCCCCAGTGGAGACCGAAACGCTCGCCCCTTCGTTCCGCTGGTCAATCCGCATATCGCCGTTGATGATTCGATTGCGGAATCCGAGACCACCGATCACGCTCGGCGCAGAGTTTGTGAACGTGGACGCGCCTGAAGCGGAGAGCGTAGTTGCGGCTACGGTGCTCGGGGTAGTTGCGCCCACCGTCCCATTGATGTTGATCGACGCGGTTCCCGTCAGATTCGTAACAACGCCAGAAGCAGGAGTACCCAGAGCAGGCGTTACCAACGTCGGGCTGTTGGCAAACACAAGCGCACCTGTGCCGGTTTCGTCGCTGATTACTCCAGCAAGCTCGGCGGAAGTTGTCGCGGCGAGCGCACTCAGTTTGTCCGTTGTGACCACAAGGGTCTTGCTTGCTGGAATTGTCGTGCCGTTGAGCGTCGTCGTGCTGCTGCTGCCGAGCGTGGTAAACGCGCCCGCCGCCGCCGTGCTGCCACCGATGGCCGTCGCGTTAATCGTCCCGCCGTTGATGTCCGCAGTGTCCGCCACGAGCGAATCAATGTTCGCGGTCCCGTCGATGTTCAGGTTGCGCCACTCGTGGCCGGTCACGCCGAGGTCGTAGGTGTTGTCGGTTGACGGATTGATGTCAGACGCTACGCGAGCGTTGAAATTGACCGTGTCCGAGTTGCTGCTGCCGAGGGTCGTGTTGTCGTTGACCGTGAGCGAGGTTGCGGTAGCTGCACCCAAGGCCGGAGTGACCAGCGTTGGGCTGCTGGCAAAGACAAGCGCACCCGTGCCGGTCTCGTCCGTAACTGCCGCCGCCAGATTGGCCGATGAAGGCGTACCAAGGAACGTTGCAACACCAGACCCCAAACTTGTAATCCCCGTGCCGCCATTGGCAACCGCCAAGGTACCAGCCAGCGTAATGGTGCCAGAACTTGTGACCGGCCCGCCACTGGTCGTAAGCCCAGTCGTTCCGCCGGAAACGTCTACGCTCGTAACCGTTCCCGCACCATTGGTTGTCCACTCAACATCCGTGGCTCCCGCATTAACGGTAAGCACCTTGCCCACATTACCCGTATAATCGGGCAATAGGTTGTCTCGCGCCCCAGCCGCGCTAGTCGCGCCCGTGCCGCCGTTGGCAATTTGCAACGTGCCCGTAATCGCATTAAGCGAGTCAGGCGTGTCCAGCAGCAGGGTTTTAAAGACGTCCATTTTACAGGTAGTTAAGCTCTTGTGCCTCAATTACGGCATCAGTTGATGCCTCACGAATGGCCTTTGCTGTTGTAACCATTTGCCGCGTCCAATACGCTGAACTTCCAGAAGGCATACGGAAACCAATGCTCGCCGTTGGGTCTGTCACTCCGTCAAAGGTAACGCGAACATCCGCCCCACCAATCTGAACAAGAACATGGGTTGTGCCGCTATTTAGCGACCAATTAAGTACGTTCTCCGCAGCAGCTCCAATTGTGTTTTGCCTGTGAATGGTACCGTTCTGGGCAATCGCCTGAGACGGTGTATTTACGATGCGTGCGTTAGCCATGATCTTTAGACGGTAAAGGGTGAAGCCTGAACAGCAGCATCTGTGCTGGCAGCGCGGATCATCTTAGCCGCATCAGCCCGACGAGCAGACCAAAAGTCGTTGTAGCCGCTCTTAAGCATGTGCCCATTAGTGGACGTTGGCGTGGAGCCATCAAACGTAACCATAATGTCGGCACCCTGGACATCAACAAAAACAAACTTGGTGTTCTCGTTGTAGAACGTGGACGCAAAGCTCACGGCAGCAGTTGACACCGTAAGCCGCTGGTCGGTCTCCCCCGGCGTTGGGACTGGGTAAAGATTAACTGAAAATGTATTAGCCATAAATTAACGTGATTGACGTGAGATGTATGTTGAAATGCGCCGGTAAAGCGAGTTGTTGTTCCTCTGTGTCTCTGCCTTTTCCAATTCTATCATTAGGTATTGCTGGGCAACCTGCTCCTCCGCCATAGCCTTTTCAATCTGTCCATCCATCCGCAGGAAGTCGGCGTAAGCCGCATGGGCCACATACTGGAAATACTCGTCTGGGATGTCCGTGGAGTTTACCGTAAATGGCACGCCCGAAGCCTTAATAAACCCAACCCAGAAGCCGTCAAGGCTACTGTAATTGTTAATGACGTGCGCCCCATCGAAGTCCACATAGAACTCGTACTCGTTCGCGGAAACGATGTTCAGGGGGTTGTTTGCCCAAATGCGGTTAAAGGACTCAATATCTGGGATGGCCACCGCAATAACCGTACCGCTGCCTGTGTACGTCTCGCTGCCTGTCCCTGTGGTCAGCTCGTATGTAAATGTGTCATTGGCCACCGTTGTCGTGTCAACGCCCGTAACCTGAAACGTACCATTAGGCGTAACCGTTCCAGACAACCCAGCAACCGTAACGTACATCCCATCAACGAAGTCCACCGCAGTAGAGCACACAGCCGTAACCGTTGTGCCGCTCCGTGACGCTGATGTAATCGACTTGCTTGACGGGGTAAAGGTTCTGGCAATCACCCCATTGACCGCAGGACGCGCCTGCGCCCCGATGATGTAACGAGGCCACACCTGACTAGACCCGTAAGCCTGCCGAATACGGCGGTTTACGAAGTTCAGGATGCTGGTCTGCTCGTTGCTCGTAAAGTTTGAAACGCCGCAAAGCGACCTAATCAAAC